ACTGTATCCGAAGCATTGGAATGGTAAACTATGAATATCTTTGTCACTGACCCTAGTCCATGGCAGTCTGCTGTGGTATTGCCTGACAAGCACATTGTTAAAATGCCTTTAGAGACTTGTCAGATGCTATCCATTGTATGTTCTGACAAATGGGGTCATGGATTCGGCACTCTTCCTAAAGCAGATGGTCAACCTTATGCTACTGAGAAGGGTGCTTTTCGTAATCATCCTTGTACTAAATGGGCGAATGAGTTTGTTAACAACTGGCAGTGGTTACTTGCTCATGGTCTTGCATTGTGTGAGGAATATAAGAACCGCTATGGGAAGGTTCACACCTGCTACAACACCCTTCTAGTAGCAAAAGACATTCTTCCTACTGCGGACCCTCAAGGACGCTCAGGGAAGCATACAACGCCCTTTGTGAGAGCTATGCCTGATGAATTTAAATATGACACAAGCATTGACACTATTACTGCTTACAAAATGTACATTAGCAGCAAACCTTGGGTTGCATCTAATTATATTCGTGACCCATCCCGCAAACCAGATTGGGTTTGATATAGATACTTAACCGACATTACCAACATGCCGACATACAACGTTAAAAATTTGAAGAACGGAGACACTCTAGAACTCAAGATGTCAATCTCTGAGTACGAACAGTGGCGAAAGGATAACCCAGACTGGGACAAGGACTGGTCACAAGCAGCATTTGGTGGTACAATATATGGAGAACCTAAACAATCTGCTGGGTTCAAGGAAGTGATGCAGAAAGTGCAATCACGTCACCCTAATGCAAATCTCTCCCGTTATACTTGATCTAAAATACATGCCAAGAAAAAGAAACACTGCCGCAACTCCTGTTCCTTTCGGAATGTCTACGAAGCAGATGAAAAGAAAGAAACCTATTAATCAACAGTATCTCAAGACCATTGAGCCACTGACAGAGAACCAGGAAAAGTTCTTCCATGACTATGGTATGGAGCAGAATATCTTTGCCTACGGTGCTGCTGGCACAGGTAAAACCTTTATTGGTTTGTACCTGGCATTGCGAGATGTACTAGACGAAAACTCTCCCTATGAAAAAATCTATATTGTCAGGTCTCTGGTCGCTACACGCGAAATCGGTTTTCTTCCTGGAGACCACGAAGATAAGTCTTCGCTCTATCAGATCCCGTACAAGAACATGGTGAAGTACATGTTCAAGATGCCAGATGATAATTCATTTGAACTCTTGTACACTAACTTGAAAGCACAAGGAACTATTAGTTTCTGGTCTACATCATTCATTCGTGGTACTACATTTGATAATGCTATCCTGTTGATTGATGAGGCACAGAACCTGAACTTCCACGAACTTGATTCAATCATCACCCGTGTTGGTGAGAACTCTAAGATCATGTTCTGTGGTGATGTTGTTCAGACTGACCTTGTGAAACAGCATGAGAAGAATGGTATCATTGACTTCATGAAGATCCTTGAGGACATGAAAGAGTTTAGTTCTATTGAATTTACTGTTGATGATATTGTCCGTTCTGGACTGGTGAAGTCCTATCTTGTAAGCAAAATGAATCTCGGTCTTTAATATGTTTACCCACGTTGGTCATTCCTTAAGTGAACTCCCTGAACCTACCACTGTTAACGGCGTAAGGTATTACACCACGCCGAGTGGTAGGAAACTACCATCTATTACATCAATCACCTCAATGAAATCTCGCAAGAGCATTGCGGAATGGCGTAAACGTGTTGGTGATGCTGAAGCAGATCGTATCTCTAAACAAGGTACGACTCGCGGCACTAAGTTCCATAAGTATGCTGAGGATCATCTCAATAACCTTGAGGTAAAACCTAAGGATCTTATGGAACAGATGTCAAAACCTTGGCAGTTGTTTGAAGAAGCACTCCCTTATTTAAACGACATAAATAATATACACGCTCTAGAAGCACCCCTGTACAGTGAGTATTTTGGACTCGCTGGTCGTGTTGATTGCATCGCGGAATACAAAGGGGAGCTGGCAATTGTAGACTTTAAGACTTCTCGTAAGCAGAAACCTGAGAAGTGGATTGAACATTACTTTGTTCAATGTGCTGCCTATGGTGCTCTGTACTACGATCTCACAGGCATTGAAGTAGAGAAACTTGTGATTATTCAGGCATGTGAGGATGGAGAGGTGCAATTGTTTGAAAAGTATGATAAAATGTATTATATGAAACTACTGGAGCAGTACATTAATGAGTTTGTTAACTATCACAAGGGAGAAAAGTTTGCTAATGTCTGAGGAAAACCTTAATGACATTTTAGAAAAGAAATTCATGACTGCTTCAAAGTTCTCAATGGAAATTGAGAATCTGATGAAGATCAGTAATGGTTCAATGAACTACATTGAATGTGTCGTCCACTATTGCAATGAAAATAACATTGAGATAGAGACAGTATCAAAATTAATTTCTAAACCCCTGAAAGAAAAACTGAAGTATGATGCTCAGCGTCTGAACTTCATGAAACGATCATCAAAAGCACGACTCATTATATGACCGCGTTTGAATCCTATAAAATGTATGTCGCACTGAAGTTACACTTCACAACCGACAGTTATGATTACTTCAAATTCAACGGTAAAACTAGAGTATCTGAAACTAATTTTGAGAAAAGAAAGGATCGTTACTTCTTCAAAAAACTTACGAATCGTAAGAAGGATGATGAAATCCTTCCATATTTTGTAGCAAACTTTGTTGCTGACTCCTCTGGATGGATTGGTAACATGGTTAGATCAGACGGGGATGATAATTACAGGGCATGGAAGAAGCGCATGGAGAGTCTTCACTACACATTCAGTGAGGAAGTAGACTTTCTATTGCAGCAGGTGGATCAGTTTGACCATCTATTCAAGGTGACTGAGACTCATCCACCACTGGTGAAGTTTCTTTTGGGTAAGCAGATATCTATGGAAACTTTTGTTATTCTAAATCAGATCCTAAACTTTATACCACAGTTTGATAAGAAGATTGTGGAAACTATTGTTTGGTCTGACGTGAGAAGAACCGTCATGAAGTACACTCCATTCGTATCTGTAGACACTGTTAAATATAAGGGAACTTTAAAGGAAAAAGTATTAGATCACCAATGTCTTTCTTTGAATCAGAAATAGTACAAAAAGAAGCTGAGGAAATTAACCTCAAGCAGCAGGAGATTGTCAATCGGTTACCGTTCATCCCTCTAATGGAGACGGACGACCGTATTGAGTTCTTTGATGCTATGCTGGACTTGATTGAAAGGCAGAAGGTCTTCTATATGAGACTGAATCTGTCTGACGATCCGATGGCGGTACGTCTCAAGCAAGAGTTTCGTGACGCTGCCAGGAGACTCGGTATGGATGCCGATGGTCTTAACATGCTGGACATCTACGACAAGTTCCGTGACAACATGGAAAGTGTTCGCCAGCAAGTGCTTGACGGAGATCTCTAAATAGGTTATGATGATCCTGTTGGGTCATCGCAATCCAACGAATACAACACACACAACTAATCCGAGGTAATACAAATGTCTTTTGCTGATCTTAAGAACAGCTCCAAGTTTGGTTTTGATCGTCTGACCAAGGAGATTGACAAGCTCCAAGCGCCTGGTGGCAGCAGTGATGATCGTTTCTGGAAACCCGAGATGGACAAGTCTGGCAACGGTTTTGCGGTAATCCGTTTCCTGCCTGCACCTGACGGCGAAGAACTGCCATGGGCAAAGGTTTGGTCACATGGTTTCCAAGGTCCTGGTGGATGGTATATTGAAAACTCCCTGACCACTCTGGGTAAGAAGGATCCCGTGTCGGAACTGAACCGTACACTGTGGAACAGTGGTCTTGACAGCGACAAGGAGGTCGCTCGTAAGCAGAAGCGTAAACTCTCCTACTACTCCAACATCTACGTTGTGAGTGACCCTTCCAATCCCTCTAACGAAGGTAAGGTCTTCCTCTACAAGTTTGGTAAGAAGATCTTTGACAAGATTCAGGCAGCAATGCAACCTGAGTTCCAAGATGAGACTCCGATCAATCCGTTTGATCTGTGGCAGGGTGCTAACTTCAAACTGAAACTGCAGAAGAAGGATGGTTATTGGAACTACGATAAGTCTGACTTCGCTGCACCTTCTACCCTTGAAGACATGACTGATGCAGAACTGGAGCAAGTCTGGCGTTCACAGCACTCTCTGAGTGAGTTCATGGATGCTAAGAACTTCAAGTCCTATGAGGAACTTGACTCTCGTCTGAATGTCGTTCTGGGTCGTGGTCAGAAGCAGAAGTTTGATCGTGAGACTCTGGAAGATGAGTCCGAAGGTCGTGGTGGTTTCAATGATGCTGACATCATGGGAGCACCTAAGTTCAGTGTCCCTTCACGTCCCATGCCTAATGCCATGAAGGAAGAACTGAACAACCTTCAACCGACTGCTGCATCACGTCCCGCTCCTACGACTGACGATGATGACACCCTGTCCTACTTTGCCCGCCTTGCTGAGGAAGAATGAAACTACTAACCGTTGAAGACTACGAGAAGGCAGGAGAAACCTTCTGGCCTAAGTATTGGTACGTTGCCAAAGAACTTGGTGAAGATGCCAGGGCAGAGGACATCCTAAAAGTCCTTGAGTCCATCGGTACAGTTGCATTGCGATTGAAACTTGATGAGAAAGAAGGACCCTTTGGTTTTAACAAGAAGGATGAGGAGTCCTGACCAAAATCAACTTTTATTTCCAAAAAACCCCGAAAAAAAATTCGGGGTATTTTTTTGTCTGTAGGGTTTTTTAGTGAGTCCTCACGCGAGAAGTTAAATTCTCGTTAATTCACTCTATATACAAAGGTTTGTTTAATTTGAGATGACCTTAACTTACACTTAACGACACACAGATCAACATATGTTATTATGATTGAGTCGTTACGACAAACCCGTACACATTACAAAACAAAATTTCCAATGAAAGCAATCGCTCTTGCCGCACTGGCTGCCTCAGCACTGGCGACACCTGCCCTTGCAGGACCCTATGTTGAGTCCAAACACGAATTCAAAGGCACCGATGAGGACTACTCTAAAGCAGTTCATCAAGGTCGCGTCGGTTATGAATGGAAAACTGGTCGCTTCGCTCCCTATGTTGAGGGTGGCGTTGGTATGACCGCTCCCGATGGTGGTGAAGATGAAACCTTCTACGCTCTGGAAGTAGGTAGTAAAGTTAAAATCACTGACAAGTTCAGTGCATATGGTAAGTGGGAGAACATCTTTCAAGAAGATGACACCCGTGACTGGAAGGTTGAACTCGGCACCAAGTACAAGTTCTGAGGTAAAGTAGAATGAAACTCAAAGCAATCGCTGCTGCCGCGCTGGCAGCACCCCTAGTGGTGGCATGTGGTTCCACCGAGAGTGCAAAGGCACCATATAAATTGAATGGTGCAGGTGCTACATTCCCTGCTCCTTATTACAATGCTGTTCTTGGTGACCTTGCTAAGGCAACTGACAACCAAGTAAACTATCAAGCAGTTGGTAGTGGTGCTGGTGTCCGTCAGTTTACTGCTAAGACTGTTGACTTCGGTGCCTCTGATGGTGCTGTGTCAGATGCTAAGCAGAAACTGCCGATGGTTCACATTCCCATGACTGGTGGTGCTATTGTCCCTGCTTACAACTATCCTGGTTGTGATGCCAAGATGACACAGACTCAACTCGCTGATGTCTTCCTTGGCAAGATCACTAACTGGTCTGAATTTGGTTGTGCTGACAAGAAAATCTTGACTGTCTATCGTTCTGATGGTAGTGGCACTACCAAAGGTTTCACTAACTCTCTGTCAGCATTCTCTCCTGAATGGAAGAAGACTGTTGGCACTGGTAAATCAGTTCAGTGGCCTGTTGGTGTTGGTGGTAAAGGTAACTCTGGTGTTGCTGGTACTATCAAGAATCAACCTGGCGCTATTGGTTACCTGAACTATGGTTATGTAACTGGTGATAAGTTCCAACAAGTTGCACTTCAAAACAAGGCAGGCAATTATGTCACAGCAAATGCTGAAACATCTGCAGCAGGTTTATCAAAGATCGTCCTGGACGATCAGCTTCGTGGTGCTGACGCTAACCCTGCTGGTGCCAATGCATACCCTATTGTCTCCCTTACTTGGATCCTAGCGTATCCTGAGTATGAGAAGAATGATGATGT